TCTTATCCGCGTCTGCCTTTTGCTGTATGTTAATGGTTTTCTTAACGTTCTTAGCATTTTCAGCTTCGACTTTTCTTATTTGCGCTTGCGCTCTTGTAGCTGCTCTGAGCCTTCCGCCATCTATGGCTGCAATGTCTTTGTTGCTTTTTACTAATGACTTTATGAAACCAGCAAAGTAACCCTGATCCTCCTCGAATTCCTTTGTAACGTCTTGGATAACTGACTGGTTAAACGCAATTAGTTTTCCAGTTATAGTTCCTAAAGCAGAACCTAAATCGATGATGTTTTTCTGTAAGGTTTCAACCGATACGTTGCTGGCTTCTATGCCCTTCACCAGACTTTCGCCAAAGGCCTCTTTCGCTTCCTCTACGGCTTCCTTTAACCGATTGATTTTGCCTTCAAAGGTGTCGGCTGCTACTAAGGCCGAGCCACTGAACTTCTTTTCCAGATCGGCTAGTACTTCATCTAAATCTTTGCCTTCTAAAGTTGTAGAAGTAAAACCTATCTGCAATCTGGTCAAAGCCGATAGTTGACCTGCTTGCGCTCTTTGTAACGCAACCGTTACTGTTCTTAAATCTTTACCTGTAGAGGCGCTTATATCCAGACTGAGCTTTAATAGTTTTTGAGCCTTTGTCACATCGTTGGTGGCTTGCGATAAAGTTATAAACGCGTCAGTTAATGCGCCACCGGTCACGCCTGTAGCTAAAGCAAGGTCCCTTATGAAGTCGCTTATCTGCAATGAAGCAAAGCCTAAATTTAAACTTTTAAGCTGTGTCCTAAGTTGGTTCGCTTCTTTTTGCGCGTCCTGAAAAGCCCTGACCGATTCCTTGCCAAACTTAACAACGGCAGCAACAGAAAAGACAGCTGCTAGTTGTTTACTTAAACCTGCTAATACGCTTGATTGCTTCTTTGAGGCTTTTTCTAGGTCTTTAAAACCCTTGTCTTTAAGGCGCGTGAGAAAATCAATGGAGACTTGTTTTGCCATATCAGCTCCTCACAAATTTCAGCAAACGCTGGTCAATCACTTTGACTAACTCTTCGCGTACCTTATCGCCTGTTTGAGCCTCGGCTCTATAAATTAAGCGTTTTGGTCGCCCTGCTACCTTTGGAAAGAAGGTCAAGAAATCCTCGCGAGCGTTAGGGTTGCGCGATCTATTAGTACCCCTCCTGCGTTTACCTGAGCCTGCTAATTCATAGATTGCACCAGAGGCAGTGCTATTAATCAAAGATAAAACGCTGACAGCCACTTTGCTATAACCGACAGGAACGCGGCGCGAACTTTTACGTCTAACCACGATGCCTTTGCGAACTTCGCCAGGACGCCAAGTCCATCGTTGAGAGTCACGAGAACGATGCTCTGTATCGTCTATCCAAGCAGCGCTTTGATACGTTGGCTCTTGCGGACTAAATACGTATCTGCTGTTATAACTAATGTCGTTTGGAACGAAGGACTGCGCCAACTTACTCATAGGCAAAACCGCTTGTCGTAATCCTTTATCAAAGTCTTTCTTAAACTGTGGCCCCAAGGCCTGTAACTGCTTCATAAAGTCATCAAATTGAGTTATGACAAGGCTTGAATCTTTAGCCATTATCTTCTCCTCTTAACCGCCCTAGTGTTTCGCCTCGCATCAGATTGCTCCGACAGAATGAATTTTATAGCCGCATATATATTAGGGTCGCAATTAAGAAGCTCATTTGGTGCGATGCCTGTAGCTACCGACACGGCTGCGACTTCCCATATATCGCCGCGTCGGTCTATCCATTTTTTAAGTCAAGAACGAACTCAACGTCTTTGTATTGATCTAAGAACGCATCGTCAAGAGGCAGTGTGGTTTCACCTTTGGCAGTAATCAAATAGTGCGCGAACCACCACAGATCACTGTCACGTTGCTCGTCTAGTAGACGCTTACGCCATCCCATTTTAAAGTGACTTTCAAAGGCCACTTTAGCGGATGGCGTAAGGTCATACAGCGCCTCTTTGCCGTCTTTCTTAACTACCTTAATCTGTTGTGTAGCCATAACTGCCCCCTACTAATTAGATTACGCGGATGTTGATTTGGTGATGGCCGTGACAGGAAGTGTGATACTTGCTGTCATTGGAGCATCGACAGCGCCATTAATTGGCTGCCATTGTGAAACGAGTACGCTCATACTGTAGGAAGGATTAGTCGCTGTGACTGTTCCTGCTACAGGAATGAGTTTTACTGCGAGCTTAGTTCCAAGCGCGTCCTCAAATAATGAGTTGACACTTGAAGCTGCGAAGTCGTTGAAAAGCTCCAACGTCAAAGTTGGTCTCTCAATCCCTCCGATAATATTTTGTACGGTGTCAGTCATTGCTGTGATTTCCACGGCATCTACTTCTCTCGAGAGGCTTACTGCGCTCACGTGATCTGTGATGGTGGAGGTAGAGCCGACGATTACCGACACCTTGTTACCCATAAAGATGGCCATTTTTTTCTCCTTTGTTAGCCGATCAGTTCTACCACGTATCGATACGCCAAGTAATCGATGTTGGCAACTTGCACCGACCCTGCGCTGGCTTGCGTCACGCGAAGTGTCTGTACTGCGCCGCTTAACGTTTGATCGCCCTCAATAGCGGCTTTCACTGAGGTCGAACCTGTAGACGCTAGATACCCATCTAGCTTTGTTTGCCCTGCGGACTCACTCATTCTGCCTACGATAAGCAGAATTGTACAAGTTGCAGAGTCATAACCACGATTGAAGGTGGTATCAAAGGTCAAATCTAATTGACCTACGACTCCTGCTGGTACAGCTATAGAGTCTGGGATGTGATCGTAAGTTTTCAGACCGGTGATAGTAGCTAGACGAGCTTTCAAATTCTGTCGAACGGTCGAAGGAACCATTAGGCCGCCACTTCCTTTTTATATGCACGAACCATTGCAGTAACGTCGCGGCCTAAAGGTGACATACGAATAGCGCCGAGGTCGCCTAAACCTAAGATGCCGCCTGGCGAATCTTTGCGCTTGTATAAATCGGCCGTGAGTATCTGACAGGCCGTTTCAATATCATCTGGAACGCTAGGCCAACCCCAACGAGCCGTGACTTGAACGCCTGGCCGTAAGCCGTTGCTGAAAATACCTGGAAACACAGGCCAAGAATATGATGTATTCACAATCGTTAATTGAGTAAATGGACGTCCCAAAGAACTTGCAGTCAAAGGGTCTAAAAGAAAATCTGTGTTCAGTGTCAGGCTGGTTTCAAATACACCATCGCCATCCTCGTCAAGAGCAACCGCTAAATTTGAAGTTGTGCCAATGTCATCTACGTAAGCAAAGACCTCGTTGTAGGCTCTATATTGACGAGCTGAGGCGGTTGGGTCTAGATAAAACCTTCTATTGGCAATGCGATCAATACTGCGCGAGGCTGCCTCAACCATTCCTTCTAGCAAAGTATCGTCGCTGTTATCTGCAATAGATAAAAAAGTTTTCATTGCATTAAGGGTTGTATATCCGTTAGTTATAGCCATTCAGAATCTCCATCGGTATCAGGGACAGGTGACATCGAACGAGGCATTGTATTAAAGGTGACAGCTCCACCATCGCACATTAGTACCACCTCTTTGGAAATTCTGAATGGTTATAACCACTGGGGAGTTTCAAGGCTCCCCAGAGGTCCTTTATCACTAGAAGCTAGGTGTAGCTAAACCAGTGCCGTTAATCTGAGCAAACGCCTTTGGATAGCGCAGCGAGGTATATGCGAACATTCCGTACATTACGATGTTCAGCGCAACCTTGCCGTTTGGCTCTTCAAAGGTGACGTATGTCGGACTACCAGTCTCCTCGAATAGGTGAGACTCGTTAAGGTCGACGATGTGAATTGTGTCTTGATTTGTACTTGCACCTTTATCAGTTGCGATATTTGCATCTGTGATGACTGGCAAACCAAGTATTGAGTAACCAGAGTTATTACCGTAATTAGGGTATCCCTCACCTGTTCCGATTGCATTGACTGGATTGTATGCGGTTGGAACAACAAGCGGACGGCTTTGACTATCAAGACCAGCAAGTAGAAAGCCCAGACGGCGTGGATGCATAACGATTGCGTTAGGCGACGCAAACTGTGTGCTTTGAATTTGCTGAATGGCGTCTGCGATCTTTGGATACAGACCTGCAACCGTACCTGTGGTTGCTGTGTAAGTAACCAAGATACCTGTTGTCATTCCCTGGATTCCCAAAGGTTGTCCGTTTGAACCTGAGCCGTTAAGCAGCAAGTTGTCTAGTTCGGTGTGGTAAGCGCGCATTAGATCGCTCAGCACGATACTTTCTAAGTTGTAACCACGAAGCAATGCTTGCTTTGAAACTGAGTTCTGTCCAGCAACGGTATTAACGTTGATGGTAAGTGTTGAGTCTTGTGGATCAGTAGTTACCGCAGCTGTGTTCTGTGATGTTTGTGCTGCGACAGATGTGCCAGTGCCAATAAGGGACAGCACGACCGACATACCCTGTGGAGGTAATGTGTGCTTACGAGAAGCATCAGCAAATGGTCTTCCTGCTCTTAATTTTGGAGCGTAAAGGTCCACTAAATACTGAGGCACTACTAACCCGCCAAAGTTTGATGTTCCAGCTGCGCGGTATTCAACGTTCATCTCTTGTTGATGGCGACGGATACGATCCGCTGCATCTACATCGGTGTTGAAATGTGCCTTTACAGCATCTGATAAGAAGCTGTATTCACTGCGTTGAGAATAGGTAATAGGTTCACTAATAACCTTGATTGATTCACGCTTTTCGGTTGCTGGCATATTTGCATCAACCTTTGCAGCTAGGTCTGCTGCCTTTGCGTTGCGTAGTTCAATATCTGAAATCTGCTCAATTCTTTCATCGAGCTTCTTTACTTCGAGATTTAATGCCTCGATGTTTGCGAGTTCGACCTCGCTCACGTCGCGTGATTCCTCAGCAACGCGATCAACGATTGTCTGAATCATTGATGTCTTGCTCTCGCGCTTTTCGCGTAGAGACTCTAAAAATGTGTTTGCCACAATGCTCTCCTAAATAATATGTTGATATTTGGCAGAGGTGTCGACTTTGGCGAGCGAGGTGTCGCAACTAGCGAGGTGTCGCATCGGCCTTACCGAGGTGTCTTACTCTGGATAATCCTACTGTATATCCTTTAGCATTTTAAGTATCGCTAAGGCGCGGTTGGTACGAGTCTGGGTCGGTTCCCACGCGTTGCAGTAATAGTTGGCGGCTATTTCATCTTCCCATTTAATGCAGTAAAGGTTCTCGTTATAAATACAGTTACCGCAAGCGCGACCCTCTGGTACGTCAGGACTGTTTGCTGGTCGATAGTTATCTGGCAAGGCTCTAGTGCCAAACTCGGCAAGTTGAATGGCTGTTAGTTGATCCTCAGCCTGAGCCTGGGTGCGGTGGCATCCTATTAACTCATTATTTGCCGTTTTAACTACGGCAAATCCGTCGCAGTCAGGATGGCTATTGCTTATGTTGTAAGGCACTTAAGATTTTCTTTGCAGCGTCTAGCCGTGGGGTTTCATTGACTACATTGGAGCGTACGCCGCTAACGGTAGCCATATCTCCATAGGCGCCAAAGGTAACCAAAGAAACCTCGGCCAGGTGTGCCTTTAGCCTTTCAATAACACCATCTTGGCGTTTGCGATTCTTAATTGGCATAAAGCCTATTGATAGCTGATCTAAGGCTCCATCTTTAACTAGCTCTAAAGCATCGTCGCCTTCGCGTGTCTTAGACACTTTAAATTCAGCGTACAGCCCCTCGTCGGTCTCTCTTAGTAAGGTGGCTCTGCCTATCGGATTCTTAACGTCGTGGTTTCTAAGTAACTTAACACGGTGAGCAGCCTTTATAACATCTGCAAAGGCGCCTCTTCTAAAGACCTCTGTTGTATCGCCAGCAACTCTTTGCTCTTTATCGTAAGGCACCGCTATTCCATAAATGGTGCGGCCTTCCGCATCTTGTCTAATAGCTAGGTCTAGAGCATAGCTGCGAATTTCATTATTCGATGTCGTCATCTTCTTCCTCTCCAACGTCACTGAGATCTGGTTCTTCAGTATCAATCGGTTCTATATCCACTGGTGTGATTGGGTCTCTGTTTTCCATTTCGCGCACCTCATCTACGGTTAGGAATCCACTAGAAATACCAACGGCGTGTGCTTGGTATCTTGATAAAGTATCAGTTCTAAGTAACGCGTCATAATTGAACTTGGCATACTGACCGCGCACTAATAAATCGCTTAGTGATTGCTCGATGCGT